TTACGTTTCTCTTCTTTTTCTTTTAAATACTGTATTAATAAACCTATATAAATTTCCCTTTCCCAAGGGATCATGTCTTCCAGCTCAGTTAAACTATACTTATGGTGTTGCATTAATGAAAAGTTAGTTTTATAATAAGTTGTAAGATTAACATTACCAAGAATTAGATAAAAAAATCAAAAATATCTCTTACTTCAATATGATGATCAAAACCGCATTTTACACATACAATATCTAATTTTTTAATTATTTTAGGCTCATTAGCAAAGAATTCTTCTATTTTTAAATATTGTTCAATTGGTAAATCGCCCAACCATGCTACAATATTTTGTACTGGTATATCTTTTGTATTATATACTGAATTTTCATCATAAATAAACTCAACATTTCTTGCAATAATTTCAAGCGTTTCTTCTGGAGTAGGAATCTTATCTCCAATTTTATTATGTTCTAATCTTTGATATTTTAACTTTAATCCAACTTTATCTGAAACTTCAATAGTAGAAGAAATATCAGATTTAGTAGTTTCCAATTCTGTTAATAGATTTAAATCGTAATCCATTACATTATTACATGTTCTTCCATCTTCTAATATATTTTCGCATCTATATTTTAATTCAACAATTTCCGACTCAGATCTTGCTCGTAATTGATAAAATAAAAATTCAGTATCGCTGATTGATAACTCTTCAGTATCAATTGAATCTAAAGTACAATTTGAGATTATTTGTTTTATTGCATCTACTAATGTATTTGGGTCGCCAGATTCTTTTCCCATTGCTAAAATTTTTTGTTCTCTGACAGTATATGGTCTGTATTTTACTGTTAATTCTGAAACAGGTAATTTGACTGTATATACTGGCGATTCAATTTTTGGTAAGAAACTCATATTAAATTTTATCCTCTTTTATATGGTGCAGGTGATGAAACGTTAAAATTTGATAACACTGATGTTGCAGCTAAAGGATTTCCGCTTTTAAATGCTCCTTTTATGGTATTTATTGTGGCTGCAGTTTGAATCGCTGTACCAACTAATTCCATTAATGGGCTTGCAGAATAGTTACCTGATTCTTGTACTTCAAAAAATTCATATTGATATTCAGTATATGCAAATGTTACATTTAATGATTGTGCTTGATTTTGAGCGCTCCAAGCAAGTGGAACTTGATTTATTCCTATAGGAAACGCATCAAATAACTTAACTTGTACAAAAGGTTTTCCATCTATAGTATATTGAGTTATTACTATATCTCTAACATAATCTTTTTTATACTGTACATTGTAAGTTACATCGCTGCTTTGTTTTTCCCACGAAGCTTTCATTAAATTATTTCTGCCAGTTATAGTTGAAATCCAATTAAAAAAAACTCTTCTTGTAGCTTCAACTCCAGCTCCATGAGTATAAAATGATAAGGTTACGTCATTATATCCAGTCATAACTGCGAACTTTTCATTTACTCCATATATTTTTTGATTTACTGTTGCAGTGGATTCTCCAGGTAATTCTGCTGTGTGACAATAAAATTTTATATGGTTATTTATCTCTGTGCCTTTACTTGGTATCGTAACATCGAAATATGCAGTTCTACCAACATCATATTTCAATAGATAATGTAATGCATCTTGATACTTTCCATCGCTGGTTTTTGGTCCAGAACCGCTGAATAAACTTGTTATTCCAGCAAAACTATCCATTAATGCCATTTCGTATTCCTTTTTATAGTGTCATATCTTGTGTAGCCATAGATTCTTTCCACACTTGTTGTTTTGGTTTTTTAACAAATGCTTCTATAGGCAAAGAAGCAGCATACGCCCAATCTTCAGGTGGAATTAATTTTATTCCAGATCTAACATTTGATTTTAAATATTGCTTAAAACATGGTTCAAAAAATGCAAATTCTTGAACACCTTTTAAATTTTCATATTTTATGTTTAATCTATCCAATTTTCCATCTTTAAATACATATTTTTGTGCTAAATTACTTAACAAAATTAATCTTGGTTCGGGCGGTAAATAATGTAAATTTAATCCAGTAAATCCACCTTTGTGTATTCCAGTTAATAAAATTAATGGAAATGTATCATAATATGGTAAGGTTTTTCTTCCTTTTGGGTCATAATGAAAAAGATACATTTTACCGACTTCAAATGTATCAGTTTTATCTTCTGGTTTTAATAATTCTATTTGTTCCTGTTTAAATTCTTCTTTTGTTTCTACCGAAGGACTAGTTAATAACTGGATTTTTTCTTTAAACCATTGAATTGCTTCAGTTGCATTGCGTATTGTAAATTTAAAATGAAATTTTGAATCTAGTGGTTCAGCAGGTCCAGGTGGTTTGTTAATATTCATTTATAATCCTAAATCCTTTTCTGTGAGAACTTTAAATTCCCATTTTCTATCCATACAATATTCTCTTGCTGCTTTCCATTTGGCTTGATTTATTGCGTAAGTACAAACTTCAGTTATATACTGTTTAGTAATTTTCTTTTTAACTTTTGGTTCGTTTGCCTGATATTCGGGCTTTATTTCAAGCAAATAAGTTTTAGTTCTTCCATCCACCCCTTTTACTTTAGCCCAAATATCAGGAAAATATCTATGTAATCTATTATCAACTGGAGATTTATATGGAATAACGCATTCTTCGGATGCCCATTCTAATACCGATGGATTATCGTCCATCCATTTAAATACTCTTAATTCCCAACTTGATCGATATACAATATTACTTGCATTACCTTTATACTTGCTTGGATTTTTTGGAGTATATATCCCTTGCTTATAGTTTCTAGCCATGATAAATATTTATAAATTATTAATATAAATAGTATTTAGTTAAACCAACAAAAAGAATAAAATTATGGCAATAGATCCAAATTCTCCTTTACGAAAATTATATGCAGGTAAAAATGATATGCCTGTATTAATGTACCCGCATGATCTAGGTAGTTCTAGGAAAGGGCATTTTATAACATTTTCAGTATTAGTTCCGACTAAATCAACATATAAAGATTCAGGAGCAGCTAAATCTTCAGCAATCTCAGCATCTAGTCCTGCTGCTGCTCTTAAATCAGCACAAACTGCAATGAATAAAGTTGCTTCTACAGCATCTGCAGTTACAACAGCTGTAGGAGATGCAACAAAAGCAATTCAAACTGCTGCTGCCGTAGCAAATCAAGCTTTATCTACAGCAAATCAAGTTGTTGGTTCAGTAGCATCTGTTGTTGGAGTTGTAGCTGGAGCTAAAAGTATTATATCTGGTTCTATTGCAACTGGATCGATCAGCGGATTTGCTAGTGGCGTGGCTGGATTATCAGTTTTATCAAATGCAGCCACTTCTATTCCTGGAGTTTCTAGTTTCTTAAATGATCCGAGTAAAGCTGCATCGGATGCATTTAATGGAATAAAAGATTTTATAAACAATCCGCTAAAATCGGTTACTGGCGGAATAGCATCCAAAGCTGCTGCTTTTACAAATACAGGTCCAAAATTTACGCCATCAGCAATGAAGCCTTCTGGATATATTAATCTTTATATGCCAGATACTGTATCTATGTCGCAACATGCTGGCTATGGTGACATAAGTATGACTGAAGCATTAGGTATTGCAGGAGGAGTTGCAGAAGGATTAGCTGAATCTGGTAGTATTGCAGATAATACAGCATCATTATATGATAAACTAAAAGGATCTAAAGATTTAGGTAGCGCAATCAAAACAATTAAACAAGCTGATTATGACCCATTAGTATTAGAAGGTGCAGGAAAAATTGCTGGATCAACTGGAGTTGTAGCTAATGGCGGATCTGTTTCGAAATACTTATTAAAGCAAAATGGATATGCAATAAATCCGCAATTTGAAGTTGTTTTTACGCAAATGGATTTTAGAAGATTTCAGTTTGACTTTACGTTTACGCCAAAAAGTAAAGAAGAAGCTGCGACAATAAGAAATATAATAAAATTGTTTAGATATCATTCTGCTCCAGGTATTCACGGAACAAACGAAATGGGTAGATATTTTGATGTTCCTGCTGTATTTCAAATTGAATATATGCATAAAGAAAAGAAAAATTCAAATTTACATTCCTTTGCTCCTTGCGTTTTAGAAACAATTATGGTTGACTATGCTCCAGAAGTTGGTTGGGTTTCTTTTGAAGATGGTATGCCAGTTAAAACTAGGTTAACTCTTCAATTTAAAGAAACTGAAATTATGACTCGCGATAAAATACAACAAGGGTATTAACATATGTCTACATTCTTTTCAACTTACCCTAAAACAATTATTAACAATAGATTAATTACGGATTTGACAGCAAGAGCTGCAATTAGACAAAAATATTCAGATAGATTATCAATTTATTATCCATATGCATTACAAGAAGGCGATACTCCAGAAATAATTGCAGCAAAATATTATGGGGATCCAGAAAGGCATTGGATTGTTATGTTGGCTAACGATACAATTAACCCATTTTTTGATTTTGCTTTAGACTACCAAGTTTTTGACCGATATTTAAATGACAAATATAAAAACGAAGCAAATAGCGTGAATCAATGGGCGGATTCTACTTGGAGAGGGCAATGGAATACAAATCAATATTTTGTCGCAAATACTGTAATTGTTAGTAATACTGCGTTTATTTGCAATAAAACTCATACTCCAACAGTATTTCTTGATGATTTAAAGAAAAATTATTGGACTAGAATTCTTGATGGAGTTTATTGGAAAGATGAATGGCAAGAAAATATGGACTATAACAAAAATGATGTTGTTAGACATAATAATACGATTTATATCTGTACGCAAGATAACCTAGATAACGCAAATAATAATATCACATTTTCTGATGCAAATTACTGGAAAACGTATAGTAATGGAGCAGAATATGCAGCAGTAACAACTTACGGGTATAGAGCCACCACATCTGTATTTGATAGTAATACTAATGCAACAACTGAAAATACAATATTTATTGATAAAAAATCATATAATGGAGAGTATGACGATGACGTATTTAATTATGCTTCAGAAGTAAAAGAATCAGGTAATATTACTAAAACAACAAGTAAAGAACGAATTTCAATATACCAATATGAACAAGAATTAAATGAATCTAAACGAGAAATAAAATTAATTAGAGAAGAATATGTACCTCAATTAGAACAAGAATTAAAAATATTAATGGAAACATATTATGGCTGATGGTTTATTTTATTCGCAAGATGTATCCATAAAAACTTGCAAAATTGTTGGTAATAATGGAGCACCTATTGATATAAAAAATTTAATTGTGGAATTTAATTATTTTGAAGATATTTTTTCTAATTTCGTTAATGGCGCAATAGTAATTAATGATTCTATTGGTATTATACAAATGTTTCAATTTCAAGGTCAAGAGGTACTGATTGTTTCGATAGATAAACCTGGATTAGAAAAACCTTTAAGTAAAACATTAAGAATCTATAAAGTTAGCGGAAGAACTCAAACAAAAACTTCTAATGAAAATTTTGTTTTACATTTTTGTTCAGAAGAAGCTATGTTAAATGAACAATATAAAATATCAAAATCGTATTCAAATACAAAAATTCTTGATATTGTAAAAGATATAGTTAAAAATGATTTACAAATTGATGATAAACTTTTTACAAATCACGATGAAACTACTGGAATGAAAAGTTTAGTTGTTCCAAATTTAAAACCATTACAGGCAATTAATTGGTTAACAACTTTTGCTCAAGCTGATCAAGATAAAAATGCTGGCGCTTTTTATCTATTTTATGAAGATAAAACTGGATTTAATTTTAAATCCGTATTAAATTTATATAAACAGCCGATATTCAGAAAATATCAGTATGAAGAAAAGAATTTAAAAAAAGATTTAGTTACAGATTTAACGAAAGAATTTGTCAACGTTATTGCATTTGAGTCAGTTGGCTCATTTGATTCTGTATCTGCAGTAAAAAGTGGAGCTATGGCAAGTAAAACAATAACAATTGATCCATTAAGGTTAAAATTCGGCGAAAGTAATTATGATTATACCAAATATATTCAAAACGTGCAATCTTTAGATAAAGCGCCAATACCAAATTCAGCTACAAATAGAAAAGGAGATTTGTTAAGTCAAACAGCTGGTGCTGTTAAATTTGTAGTTTCAACCTCTGGCCAAAGCGAAAATAAATATATTAAAGATAAAGAAATTCAAGTTAATGAACATAGACCAGAAGAAACAACTTCTATTAGATCTGCCCAAATGGCTTTAATGTGGTCAAATAGAATAAAACTTGTTGTTGCCGGTGATGTAGAAATGACTGTTGGTAAAATTGTTGAATTTAATAAACCAGAGATAAGTTATAATAATTCTAATAGCAAAGAGAAAAAATCTGATCCATTTTATTCGGGTAGATATCTTGTTACTGCTGTTAGGCATATACTAAATCAAGAAAATAGATTTTTAACAGTATTGGAACTTTGTAAAGATTCATATCCAAATAAATTTAAAGATTTTGATAATTCTGATGCAGGTTGGAAGGGTGTAAGATAATGAGCGCAAAAAGAGGAAATTTCATTGGACATAATGGATTTGTTTGGTGGATTGGGGTAGTCGAGGATAGAATGGATCCCCTTAATCTTGGAAGATGTAGAGTTAGAATTCAAGGATTACATGAATCAACTAAAGGAAAAGTTCCAACCAATACATTACCATGGGCTCAACCCCTATTTTCCATTAATGGTTCTGCTTCGACTCCTACTACATTAAAAGAAGGCGATTTTGTGATGGGATTCTTTATGGATGGTAATGGAACACAATTTCCAATTATTATGGGTATGTTTCATGGTATTCCAGAAGATTCTTCTGATGCTGAAAAAGGATATACCGATCCACGAACTGAAGAGCAATTAAAATCTGCTCCTAGAAAAGTTAAATCGGTTGATTATAGCAAAACAGGCGGAGCAGTAATTACTGAAGCTCCCTCAGCTAATTCTTATCCAAATAGATTACATGAACCGACAACCAGTCGATTATCTAGAAATGAAGGTATCGAAAATACTATTATTAAAACTAAAAATGATTCAGTAAAAGCAGCTAAAGGACCGAAAGGTGCAACTGCTTGGACAGAACCTAATTCTCCATATAAAACAACTTATCCATACAATCAAGTTGTAAGCACTGAATCAGGACATTATTTTGAGCTTGACGATACGCCTGGAGCTGAACGTATACATATGTATCATAGAAGCGGAACGTTCTCTGAGACCCATCCAGATGGTTCACAGGTCGAGAAGATTGTTAAGGATAAATATACAGTTATATTAAATAATGATAAAGTTTCAATATCTGGAGATTGTTCAGTGACTATTGAGGGGAGTAATAAAGTTTATATTATTGGAAATTGTGATACTACTATTGATGGAAATTATACTATGACGATTAATGGAAATATGACAACAACTGTTGCTGGAACTATAAACCAAACAAGTGGTGGAGCAACTAATATTAAAGGTTCATCAATAAACTTAAACTAAATATGGCAACTAATACTATAAAAAATTTCAGTGGATATGTAGATTTGGATTTAACTTTCCAACCGCATCCAGCAAAAAAAGATTTAATGTTATCTATAGGGGAAGTTGCTGTATCTAGAGCATTAAAAAATTTATTGCTAACAAATTATTATGAAAAACCATTTAAACCGGATTACGGGTCAAATTTAAGAAAATTATTATTTGAACCAATGTCTCCAATTACTACTTCGGCATTATCAAAAGAAGTAGAATATGTTATACGAAATTTCGACAAAAGAGTTACTCTACAATCAGTTGATGTTGAAGCATTGTATGATTATAATGTTTATCAAGTAACAATCACATTTTATATAGAAAATTTAGTCGAACCATTTACAGCAGATTTTATTTTATCTAGACTAAGATAAATAATATTAAAAGGATTTAGGGGATAAATAATGGCTAGTGCCAATTCATCAGTTAATATTGCAGAATTAGATTTTGATGCAATTAAAAATAATTTTAAAGATTATTTACGAGGTCAGGATAAATTTTTTGATTATGACTTCGAAAGTTCAGTTATATCTACAGTATTAGATTTATTAGCATATAATACACATTATAATGCATATTATCTAAACATGGTTGCCAACGAATCATTTTTAGATACAGCTGTAAAAAGAAGTTCTACAGTATCTCATGCAAAATTATTAAATTATACTCCTTCTTCTAGAAGAGCTGCAAAAGCATCGTTAAATATTAAATTTAATGGCGTACCTGCACCAGACGTAAATATCCCAAAATATACAAAATTCTACTCTCAAGCAATAGATAATACTAATTACTCGTTCGTAACTTTAGATGCAATAACAACTACAACAAGTAATGGAGTTGCTCAATTTTATAGTATTCCAGTATATCAAGGACAACTAGTAAAATATACATTTAATGTTAATATGATACAAAATTCGACGTCAACATTTACTATACCAGATACAGATGTTGATACTACAACATTAACAGTTTTAGTTTATGATAATTCACAGTCAACTGTTTTTAATAAATTTGAATTAGCTTCTAATCATTTAACTTTAGATAATACTTCGCAAGTTTATTTTTTACAAGAAGCATTAAATGGTAATTTTGAAATATATTTTGGAGATGGCGTTTTAGGTAAATCATTAACAACTGGAAACGTTATTACTGTTGAATATTTGACTACTAAAGGCGAAGCTCCTAATGGTGCATATAAATTTATATTAATGGATAATGTTGCCGGCGAGTCAAATAAAATTGATGTTACAGAAGTTGCTTCTGGCGGACAAGAAAGGGAATCGATTCAATCTATTAAATTCTCAGCTCCAAAAGCATATGCTTCCCAAAATCGAGCTGTTACTAAATCAGATTATCTTGAATTATTAAAAAGAGATAATCCAATTTTACCAATTCAATCAGTTAATGTTTGGGGAGGAGAAGATATGACTCCTAAACAATTCGGTAAAATGTTTATTTGTATTAAACCCAATGGCGGATATAGTTTATCTGCTTCACAGAAATACAGATTAATTAATGAATATATTAAACCATTTAGCGTTATTACAATAACTCCTGAAATTGTTGATGTCGATTATACGTTCCTAAAATTATCTTCTACCATTTATTTTGATAGAAATAGATCCATCTTTGACGCTGTTCAATTATCTAGCCTTTTAAAGTTGGCAATATTAGATTTTTGTAATACAACGTTAAATACATTCGATTCCGTATTTATCTTACCTAATCTAATAACTACAATAAAAAATATTGATGCATCTATTATAACTTGCGAATCAACTGTTTCTCTACAAAAAAGATTCTTGCCGATATTTAATACAATTAATACGCACGAATTTAAATTTGAATCTTCTATAGTTAAAGGTTCTCTAGATAGCGATTATTTTGATTATCTTGATACCAATAGAAATATTGTACAAAATGTAAAAATAGAAGAATCTCCTGCAGTATTTAATGTAATTGAATCCGCGCAAATAATTAGCGGTGGCTCAGGTTATACGTCAATTCCTTCTGTTACAATTTTTGGCGATGGAACGGGAGCTATTGCAACAGCAGAAGTTACTAATGGAACTATAACTGCGGTAACTGTAACAACCCCTGGATTAAATTATACACAAGCAGTTGCTGTTGTTAGCGGAGGAGGAGGTTCCGGCGCGTCTATTATTCCTATTTTGAGCGGAAATATAATTAAATTAAGAGCGTATTATTATATTAATAACGTAAAAACTGTTTTATTAGATGATGTTGGAACTATAGTTTATTCTACTGGTGTAGTTTCTCTAACAAAATTTAATCCATATAATATAAATAATCTATTAGGACAATTCTCAATTACAGTTACACCGGAATCTACGATAATATCTTCAACACAAGATAAGATAATAACGTTAGATATTATGGACAATACGTCAATAACTATTAATATAAAGCCTAAAGTTTAATGTCAAATAGATATTCTACAATTTTCGATTCTAAATTCCCTGCGTTTATTAAGGACGATCCAGCATATTCAAGATTTATTGAATTTTTTGATGCTTATTATCAATGGTTTGATGACACTTATGATATATATGGGTTTGGAGATAAATTAGATATTGATTCCGGATTTCAAGAATTTTATGCATATTATGCAGCTGATTTTCTTCCATATTTTCCGGATATTGATACAATTGCAGCGGATAAAATAAAACTTTTAAAAATAGTAAAAGAATTATACAAAGCAAAAGGTATTCCGGATTCATTTAAATTTTTATTTAGAGCATTATATAATACTGCTGTTGAAGTGTATCCAACCAGCGAGTTTATACTAAAACCAAGCGATGGTAAATGGATTGTACCTAGATCTATTAAAATAAAATCTCTAGATCCTGCATTTTTAAATATAAACAATTTTAAAATATTTGGCGAAACTTCTAAATCGATTGGTGTTGTAGAAAAAAGTAAAATTAATGGTAAATTTATTCAGATTTATTTAAGTAATATTGAGCGAGTATTCTCTTCTGCAGAAACAATTAAAGTATTAGATTACAATAATAAAGAAGTTTATTTTTTAAATGGTGAACGCATTGAATATTCTTCAACACCGCCTATTGGAGCTACATCGCTATCTTCTAAAATTATTGGTTCGCTTTCTAATGTAACAATAAACCCAAATAGAAGAGGAAAATACTATAAAGTCGGCGATCCAGTTGTTATTTATGATGGGTTTAGTTTAATTACACCAAATCCTATTGGGGCAACTGCAACTGTTTCTGAAGTAACAACAGGACAAATACAAAACGTTGTAATTACAAATAGCGGCTATGGGTATAGAACATATCCAAATTCAGATATTCAAATTATTCGAACAGATGGAACTATAGATACAAACGCTATTTGTATTGTATCATTAGTTGATGAATCTCGCCCAGCGAATGTTGCATATTTGACAAATGATGCAATTGAGGACAATTTATTTGTTACGCTTGGTGCAAGCAATTATAATTTTCCGGTTTTTGCAAATGCTAATATAGCATTAATAAATTGTTTTTCGTTTTTGTCATACACAACATATCCAATTACTGCTGTGACAGTTAGAAATGGTGGCGGAGGATACGAGCAACCACCAACATTACAATTTCATTCTTCTTTTAAAGCAAACACAATTGGAAGTTATAGACAAGATATTGACGATATTGGTATATTAGCTCCAATAGAAATAATACATGGCGGTCAACAATATTCAAATACAGATACCTTAACGATCTCAGGTGGCGGTGGAAGTTTTGCTTTTGCAAGAATTAAGTCAGTTAGTGCTAATGGTGCAATAACTTCAGTTGAATATTATTATAATACAAATAATCCATATAATGTTGGAGGAATGGGATATAATAATAATAATTTACCAACTGTTAATGTCAATTCTTCTACTGGATCAAATGCAATATTAACAATTCCATCTATATTAGGCACGGGAGTCGAATATACTTTAGAAACAGATAGAATAGGTGCTATAACTAAGATTTCTTTAAATGATAACGGAGAAGATTATGTTTCTACTCCAAATGTTTCTCTAAGAATTCAAGATATAGTCATAACAGGTACTACTGTTGAAAGTATTGACCCAAAATCGTGTATTATATATCAAGGAAATTTAGAGACTCCATCATTTTACGGTAAAATCGAATCAGTTTCGTCAATCTATTTTAATTCAGAAACAAGCGAACAAGTTTTTTCTGCTAGAGTTTACGATTATAAGGGAGCAATATCAGGAATATCTTCTTGTAATGTGTATAACACGTTAACAGAAACCGTTGTATCGAAAATAACACTACAAAGCGATTATAATACAACGACTTACAAAAATGGCGTTAGATTATTTGGAGATGGTTCAGCAAAAGCTACTGCAAAATTTTTAGATGGATTAATTTTTGACGAAGGGCGATATTTAAATGCAGATGGACAACCATCTGCACACTCTGTATTACAAAGCGATGTATATAATCTTTCCACTTATATCTTAACAACAGAGAAAGATTACGATTCATATAAAGATGTTATTAAAAATTTATTACATCCAATTGGAACTCAACTTATAACTAGAAATATTTTAAAATCTGAAGCAGCATTTTCAGTTTCAGCAAATTCTAATGTAATGACTGCGACAAATTTAATAGATATCTCGAGTTTAGTTATTCAAAACCCAAATCCTGTAATAAATTTTTCCAATACGATATTAATTTATACTGATTCTGAATTAGATTCTATATTTTCTATAGGGTCTAAGATTGCAATTATAGGATATAATAATTTTAATATTTATTCTACAGTTAATGACATTAACACAATAGATAGCGAATTAATATTAGACGATTACGTTCAATATAAATTTCCAAACGTGTTTAATGGATATACTCAAGCTAATACTATAATTATTTCTAAATACAATTATACAGGTTCTAATGCAAATGCTTCTATAGGAATTGGAGATGACATTTCTATGGGAAATAATATTGTTACTATAGAAAATATTGATTTTGCGAATAATATATTATATTTTCCAGTTAATTTAGAGTTAACTGGAACTGCATTAAATACAGCAAATGTTACTATTATTAAAAATTTAACATCAAATAACATTATAAAATATACAACGGTGTAAATATGATCAAAGGTTTAATTCCTTATTCTGGGTTATCGGAAGAAGTAATAAAATATTACTTTTCTCCAAATTTAATATTTAAAAATAGTGAAGACGAATTTTTAAATTTATATTGCTTTATTGCAAAAGTCGATCCGTGGTTGGACGAAATAAATATTCCAGAACCAGAAAATTCTGATTTTTATTTAAAAAATGTCAATAAAAATTTAATTGCTTTAAAAAAGATTAATACTAATGATATTTGCCCTGTTATAAAAAGAATTGATTGGGTAACTGGAACAATATATGAACATTATTCTTCTGATCAAGTTTCTAATATACAATATTACGTCAGAAATTCATACGATCAAGTATTTAAATGTTTATCAAATGGAACAACTAAAAATTCACTATCTGGAGTTCCTTCTATAACGCAACCATTAATTGATTTTACCACTAATTTTACTAATAATATTATTGATACTGGAGATGGGTATATTTGGAAATATTTGTATAGTATTGACGTCGGCGCTAAATTAAAATTTTTTGACGAAAATTGGATGCCTTTACCAATAACTACACATAGAAAATCAATAAAAAATAATACAATTGGTTGTGGGGAAGTATCTATTATTAATGTATATGATACAGGTGAAGGATATTCGAACGATAATGGTTTTAATATAACAACATCTATAAAAATAGATGGAGATGGCACTGGAGCGCAAGCTAGAGCTATTATTGCTAATAATAAAGTAGAAAAAATATTAATGATGAGTTTCGGCTCAAATTATACATATGCTACTGCAAACGTGGTTCCAAATATTGGATATACAGGCAATGGCGCAGTTTTACTTTCTGAAATTTCTCCCGTCGGCGGTCATGGACACGATTTAATATCAGAATTAGGTTGCAGAACTCTTATGATTACCGCAGAATTTAATGGTACAGAAACTGGAACTTTACCTGCCGATATTGACTATAGGCAATTAGGATTATTAACCAATCCAGAAATACTTATTGGGTCAGAAATAAAATTTGCAAATTCTTCTATATATAAAACAACTCATGACGTTACTGTTTCGCAAGGGTCTGGTATATATCAACAAGACGAAATTGTATATCAAGGCGATGCTGCTACTCCAAGTTATTCGGGAAGAGTTTTAAATTTTGATGCAATAAATAACGTATTATACCTTATAAATACTCATGGAACGGTATCATTATATCAAGGGTTATTCGGAACTATATCAAATACTTCTCGGTTAATATTACAAGAAACAATCGAACAAGTAATTCCATTCTCTGGAAATATTATATACTTAGAAAATAGAACAAAAGTACAAAGAACTCCTTCTGGACTAGAACAATTTAGATTAACACTTAAATATTAAGGTTTAAAAAAAATATGCTAAATTTTAATACACAACCATACTATGATGATTTTAACGAAGATAAGAATTTTCATAGAATTTTATTTAAACCTGGAGCAGCAGTACAAGCAAGAGAATTAACTCAAGCGCAATCAATACTGCAAGACCAAATTGGCAAATTCGGTAAATTTGTTTTATCTGATGGATCTAATGTAAGCGGTGGAAAATACACATTAAACACAAACGTAAAATCGTTAAATTTAAAAAATATTGATTCAATTGCAACTGATATTGAATTTTTTACGGAAATGTTTGTTGTTGGGTCTCAATCAAAATGCGTAGGTTTAATTACTTCATGTGATATTTTAAATTATTATATGACAGTTAAATCTCTAATTAGAGGCGAAGTAAATTTTATTAGCGAAGAAACTTTATATATTTTTTCTTCTCGAGAAGTCGCATACGCATATCGTGCTGGTAATGAAACTATTATTACAAATAAACAATATGATTATACAGCGAAATTAAATATAGACCAAAATTACCCTATTTCTGGTTGTTTTGGACAAAAAGACTCGTACACGTTTACTATACCAACACAAACAATTAGTATTGGTAATATTATTACAGTAGCAAGCGAAAATTATAATACAAATTATATTGTAACTGAAATTGGTTATGATGGAACATTTAAGGTACATAGACAATTAACGAGTGATTTTAATAACGTTTCTGTAAATGTCGCAGCATATGCATCGAATTATGTATTAGAAGTAAGTTTTTCTGATGGCGTATATTTTACTAATAATACATTTGTAAAAGCATTACCGCAATCAATTATTCCAAATTTAACTACACAATATCCAAGTTGCTGTATCGGATTTGAAGTTGTTGAAACAGTTGTAGATTATATTGACGATACATCATTACTTGATCCAGCGCAAGGATCATACAATTATACTGCTCCAGGAGCAGATAGATATAAAATTTATTTAAATTTAGTTTCAAAACCGCTAATTAATGGTGGCATCGACCAAACAACATTAACCAATTCTAAATTTATTGAATTGTTAAGAATTAAAAATGGTACTGTTGTTTATGATAACACTAGCCCAGTTCTTGGTGGATTAGAAGATGTACTCGCGGCTCAAATGTATGATCATGCAGGAAATTTTATTGTAACTCCATTTAATATTTCATTTAGCGATTCAAATTTTACTGATGCAGCTACAACATTAAATGCAGTAGTTTCTTCTGGAAAAGCATACGTTTATGGGTATCCATATAATGCTACATTTCCTACCTATCTATCATTAGATAAGGCAAGAGAGACTGCAAACTCATTAAATAATATAACTAGCACATATTATGGTAATAGCGTAAGAATTTCTGATGCATCAGGCAAATTACCCATTCCTTCTTTAGGATCAAGAGTTGAAATACATTCTGTTAGTAAAAATCAAAGCAAAACTAATGAAACGAGATTAGGTTATGCTTATGTTGGTAATATTGATTATACAACAACAAATGAATATTCATTATATTTGTACAATTTAACTATTTCTGATCAAAAATTAGCTATGGCTAACTCTATAGTTGGCGCTAATTTTGCTGCGAATACAATACTAACGTCAGGCGTTAATGTTGTTACGGATTCAAAATATAATAAATTATTATTTAAATTACCATATTCGAATCCATCATCAATTTTTGATGCATCTTTAACATTAGATAAATTTACAACAATTTCTGTGTCATCAAGTACAGCTATATTGGAAACTTATAGCGGAAATAAACAATTTTCTTGCGGCGTTAATACAAATATTGATGGATTACCTCTTAGCACGAAAAATGAAAATTTTATTCTTGTTGCAAAAACTACTAATGGCGCATATAGTTCTGGAGAATATATTGATTTAGCTGATGTTGTAATTAAAGTTCAAAATATTGGCGATAATTATAGAGCAACATTTACGTTCTTAAATAGTTACACAGGATCAATTGACGTTAAATATAGCATCTACAATATTGCTCCAGCAAAAAAAGTAAAAAACCTTCAGAAAAATAAAATAGTACAAATTGATTGTAAAACCACGCCAACAAGTTTAGGGTATTCTGATATTGCAACATTCAAAGGAGTATTTAAAGCTCCTATTAATAGCGCAGTTTATATTCCAGGAAGTAATGATTCTTGGGAGGCAGCAATTGCATATGATCAATATAATGTTGTAAAATTTGGCGATAAATTGTATATATCTACAATTTCTTCTAATAGTAATAATTCTCCTCCATCTAATCCATCTAACTGGAAACTATTAGAAAATACTAAAATTAATTATAAACTGGATAATGGCCAAAAAGAATTTTTCTATGACCATGGAACAATATCTTCTCTATCTGCAGCTAATGTTGGGAAACTATTTGTATTATTTGATTATTATACCCATTCTTCTGGTGAATATATTGCATTTAATTCGTATCCTAATGGATATAGAGATATCGCATCAGTAAAAATTAATAATACGATATACGATTTAAAAGATTATATTGATTTTAGACCGCGCAGAAAAGATTCTTCTGATGCTACTATGGTATTGTATGACGATTATACAATACCATCAACAATAACTGATTCTAGGTTCTATTATGACATGTCATATTATCTAGGAAGAATAGATAAATTAATATTAACCGGAGAAAGAAAATTACAATGGTTTAAAGGTGTATCATCTTATAAAAATTATATTCCACCCAAAGATGATGTTAACGGAATGACTATTGCGACTATACAATTTGACCCATATACTCCAGACGCAAAATCTATAAAAATTAATTATTCTAAACATCGCAGATATACTATGGACGATATTGGTACATTAGATACTCGTTTAACTAATGTCGAATATTATACTGCATTAACTATGGGCGAAAAAACAGCATTAGGTACAAATATAGTTGATGAGTATGGCACAAGATTAAAAAATGGATTTATAGTCGATTCATTTACTAATTTAACTATTGTTGATTTATCTACAAATGATAGAAATGTATCAATAGATTTAGTTAAAAATTTAGCTAGACCCGCTTTTGATAAAAGAGAGTATTCACAAATTACAGCATCAAAAGATGAGTTTGCTGATGAAGATTTAAACTTAAAAATTTACCCAAATGGATTAGTAAGTTTTAAATCTGCGCGCAAACCTATAATTGTACAAGATCAAGCAACTGGTTATGTAAAAATTAATCAATTTGATTCTATTTCATATAAAGGCGATTTATATTTAACTCCTCAATCTCAAGTATTCCCTGAACAATCCGGAGCAAATGTTCCAATTATTAATGAAGATACTGCTGCTATAGTAGCAGCGAAAACAACTCCAGGATTGGTATTTAATGACTGGCAAACATTTTATTCAAACACAACTGACTATAAAATAGAGGAAGGGTCAACTAGCGAAGTTACTTATGGAAAATCAGTTTATTCTGTTTCTACTGCGATTGTAGGTAAAGCAACCGAAACGCATAAAGATTTAATATCAGCTATAGTTCCTAAAACAAAAGAAACGACAATTAATTTTAGAGCAACTGGATTAGCTCCATTTACACGAATGTATGTTTATATTGCAAATAGGCTTGTTAGTGGATATGTTACCCCAGATCATAATCCAATGGGCATAATTACTGGAGTTGCAATTAATTCTGGCGGTATAGGATACTCAGCAGGAGCAACGGCAGTATTAACTTCAGCTGCAAATGTTACTGCTACATTTAAATTAAATGTTACTGGTGGTGTTATTGATTCAGCTACTATTACTAATATTGGAGCTGGATATACAACAAGGGGAACAACAAAACATACTCTAACTATCACAGATTCAACGCATACTACTGCCGCTGGACTTGTAGCAGTTACCAATCCTAAACAAGGAACTTATTTATATACTGATGCTAGCGGAGAATGTTCTGGTAGTTTAATTATACCAAATAATGATATGCTTAGTTTTGATGCTGGGGAATTATTGATAACTGTTTGTAGTACTCCTCATTATGATATAGCAAATGCACTTTCTTGCGCTCAAGCAATCTATTATTCAAAATATGCATTTTTTGAAAACATTGTTACTTCAATAAGAAAACCATATATTAAAAAAATTAGAGATATTCCTGATCCTCCTGCAAAACCAAGAGTAGGGCAAATTATTGTACCATCTAAAATATCATATACGTTTAGCGATTATAAACTCCCTTATGCACAAACAAAAGGTGGTATATTAACTATTCCAATATATTTAAGTGGAGATGCACCGACTTCTGATGTTATCGTTACATATAATCTTAATGCTTCGCATGATCAACCTGGAGCAGTGGAAATTAATTCAGCAACACCAAGTCAATTTACATTCACGCCATCAAATTATACAACTAAACAAGATTTAGTTATAAACTACAATTTAAATGGAACGGTACCAAGTAATAAATTGGCAAGTTATATCGAATTTTATGCAGCTTCTTCTGATCCTGTATATAATTATGCAGGAATAGTAAAACCAGCTGAATCGTGGACTAAAAATTATATAATTGGAACTGCAACTACAAATTTATCTCCAATAGTAATTACAGATCCAAGTCCAATAACAAAACAAGAACAAATTAATACAATAATTCAACAAGAACATCCAAAAATTACAGTAACTAATTGCACCATTCCAAATGAAAAAGGAACTGGATCTATTGTTGTCACATATAGTGGAACTGATATTGGTTGGCATACTGCATCAACAACTACATATCCTCTACAATTTACAGCTGTACTTGTCGAAACTAACAGTGGAGTTACAATTACTTCTTCTGAATATCAAGCCGAAACTACAAATAAAGATATCCAAACTGGTTCAACTAGACAAATAAAACAATTTCAAAATGAATATTTGTCATTTATGTTTAATCTTTATGGCGTGGCTCAAGGAACTTATCATGTAAAAGTAACTATTCACTCAAATAATCCAAACTGGGAAGGATTAAACGCGACTTCTACTGTCACAGTCGGAGCTGCAATAGTACCTCCAGTTGATCCAAATATAATAGTTTGGTCTAATAATAATACAAGCCCAACAATTGGTGAACTTAATAATCCACTAAGAACTACGCATTCTAAAGGTGGAAGCAATATTATTGGTATAACATTAAATAAAGCTCCCACTGGTAGCGTATTAGTTAAAGCCAATTCATCATTAAAAACTGGTGGCGGTGATGTAGTTACGTTTTCTAATAATTTTACAGATTATGCGCTTGGTAATACAGTTACATTTACGGCAAGTAATTGGGATAAGTTACATTCTTTTGTTGCTCTTGGGTATGATAACCTAAATAACGAATCTCTTATTACAACTCCATATTATATTGATTTAAAAGCATCTGCCAGTAATCCTGCTGATTCAGGTTTCGTTGGTTTGTCGAAACGAATTCCAATAACAAATACTGATTACGCAGAAGCTATTGGTGAGCCGATTTTGACAATTCTTGGAACAAAAACAACTGGCAATGGGTCTATAATTTCGGTATCCGTTGCATTAACTTCTCCTCCATTAGGAAACGATGTTGTTCGAGTTATGTTTGAATCTAATAATACAACAACTGGCGGTATTATTATTACTGGATCTG